TATGGGGGTTTTTTCATTTTACATAGGTATTGAGATCGTGTCTCAAAAACGCGGGGGGATGCAAAAAAAGTAAGAAGTGATAATTTTATATGTATTACCTAAACTATAGTAGTAGACCCTACATTCCCTGTCTCCACACTACTAGTCTCTTTTTGCTGGTTTTTATGACGTCCCTGTTTCTTTCGTATCTGTAATTTGCGTCTTTGTCTCCTGATCATATCTACCGTTATTTCAACATTACATTTCTCAGTTAACAAAGTTGCCAATTCCTTATCCTTCATTTTGTTGCAGTTTTCAGAGATATAACACAACTCTTCACTGCTCCATTTCTTGTACTTTTTCATAATTTATGCCTTAAAGTTGACAAATCGTGTATTTATAGTATTATAGTAGTACAATTTTAAATCGAGGCAAGGAATTTATTATGAATAAAGTTACGAATGTAAATTCTGTTTTGGAAACTAAAGCTTCTGGAGCACTGGATGTCACAGAAGATCTAAACAAACCAGACGGGAAAAGCATAGCAAGCTTATTACATGACCAAGAAAAAAGCGACGAAGAAGAAAACAACGAAGAAAAAGAAATCGACTCTACCTAATGGTGTGGACGAACAAGAATTTTTATTAGTATTAGATAACATTAGTAAAAGACTTGGACATAAATTTAAATTCGGATACCATAGCTACGAGGACATGAAACAACAAGCAGCAATTTTTGCTCTTGAAGGATTAAATAAATATGATAATAAACGTCCACTAGAAAACTTTCTTTGGACCCACGTAAGAAACAGACTATTTAACTATAAACGTGATAATTATCAACGTCCCGACAAACCTTGTCTATCTTGTATATTCTATGATCCCCACTGCAAAACTTCTACAAACCAATGTGAAGAGTATACTGACAAAACTAACTGCCAAGAATATAATACATGGAATAACCGTAATACCAATAAAAAGAACATTATGAAACCAGTAGGTATAGAAGATCTACAATCTCAAAATGTTTCGATATCCAGACTATCCTCAGAACAATCTATATTAGAAATTGTATCCAACGAACAAATCCTTAAAATACTAGATGAGAACATACCAGCACAACATAGACCAGCATATTTAAAATTACGATATGGTGATAAGGTATATAAAACCGACCTTAACAAGTTATTAGAATGTATTAAAGAAATCCTCAAAGAACATAATTATGAAATCTAAAACCCCGCCAAGAAAACGTGGACAACTAAGTTTAGAAGAAGAACAATATATCAGAGATCATGTAGCCATTCTACCTGTACAACAAATTGCAGACAATTTAAATAGAACAATTAAACCAGTAGAACGATATATCAGTGAATCTAAAATTGGACTTAAATCTAAAGATGAACAAGAGAATGATACAACATTACGACAAAAACTACATGCAAAGACCTTTTGGATAGAAATTACAAAACAGTTCGACAAATCCACAGGAGAACTACAATACTTTGAAGACACATGGATAGGTCTAGTAAAACAATTTAGAGAAGACGTACTACCTGCAGAAGAACTACAAATCAAACAATTTATAACCATAGACATTCTTATCAACAGATCTATGAAAGAAAGAAAACGCCACATATCTGACACTGAAAAATTACAAGAAGAAGTAGATAATGAATATAAATTACCAGAAGATGCCCGTGATGCTGCTAAACTTGCCAATCTGGAAACCCAACTCTCATTTGCTCGTAATAGCATAGCTAACTATACAAACGAATATACTAAACTATTAAATGAACAACAGAAGATAAGTAAAGATTTAAAAGCCACCAGAGAACAACGTATTAAACGTATCGAGGATGGTAAAAGCAGTTGGATCGGATTGATTCGTATGTTAGAAGACGAAGAGATTAGAGAAAAGGAAGGACGAGAAATGGAAATTATGGCTATGGCTGTAGATAAAAATAAAAAACTACTAGCAGAATACCATAATTATGCTGATGATACTGTAGACAGCCCATTATTAACTCCAGAAACCATAGTAGAAAAGGATAAGGAATAATATATGAAAACTGCCATTATAACAGGAATAACCGGACAAGATGGCTCATATCTATCAGAACTATTATTAGAGAAAGAATATAACGTAATAGGATGTCATAGAAGATCCAGTACAAATAATCTAAATCGTATTAATCACCTACTCTCAAATCCCCGATATAAACTAACTGAATTTGATCTTACTGATCCTAGTGGAGTTACTCAAACAGTTAATAAATACCAACCAGATGAGTTTTACAATCTTGCTGCACAATCTCATGTTGGAACTAGTTTCAAGCAACCTTCAACCACGTTTGAAATAAATACTATAGGTGTAACCAATATATTGGAGGCTATACGTCATCACTCTCCTCATACCAAGCTATATCAAGCAAGCACAAGCGAGATGTTTGGGCGAAATTACTCAAGCGAGAAAAACGGTAGAAAATATCAAAATGAAAAAACAGAAATGCTACCGCAAAGTCCTTACGGGGTTGCAAAGCTGGCTTCTCATAATATGGTGGAGATTTATAGATCTGCTTATAGCCTTTTCGCTTGTTGTGGGATATTGTTTAATCATGAAAGCGCTAGAAGAGGCGAGAATTTTGTAACTAGAAAAATCACTAAGTATATTGGGGAATTAATCAGAAAAGAAAGAACAGATAAATTGAAGCTGGGGAACTTGGATGCTCATCGAGATTGGGGTCATGCTAAGGATTATGTGCGGGCTATGTGGATGATGCTTCAGCAGGAACAACCACAAGACTTTGTAATTGCTACCGGAGAAACACATAGCGTAAAAGAATTTTTAGAAATGGCATTTAAAGGAGCAAATTTAAGTGTAAAAGATCATGTAGAAATTGACCCGGATTTATTTCGTCCAGCAGAGGTAGAGTATTTGTGTGGGGATCCTAGTCTAGCTAAGGAAAAACTAGGATGGGAACCTCAAATGAGTTTTATTGATTTAGTACAGGACATGGTGAAAAACGATGTTTAGAAACTATGGTGATCCTCAATATAAAAAATGGCGACAAGCTGTATATAGAAGAGATCACTATTGTTGCAGATGGCCAAATTGTAAAATTAAGAAAAAGTTGAATGCTCATCATATTAAAACCTGGGCACATTATCCTGGGTTGAGATTTGAGGTGGCTAACGGAATTACGCTTTGCAGATATCACCACAATTTAATTAAAGGTCAGGAAGAATTATACGCATCCACTTTTTTAAAGATATTAGCCAATGATAGACTTCAGTAACTTTCATATTATAGTAGATACTAGAGAACAACATCCGTGGACATTTGATAAAATGGAACAGACCGTAGCTAAATTAGATACAGGAGACTATTCTTTGAGAGGACTCGAAGATTTATTTTGTATCGAAAGGAAAGGAAATGTAAGTGAGTTTGCAAATAATATTACGGAAAAAAGATTCAAGGACGTTGTAGAAAGATTGTCTCAATTTAAGTATCCTTTTTTATTATTTGAATTCGATCTAGAAGATGTACTAAAGTATCCTGTGGGATCTACAGTACCTAAAAGGATGTGGAGTAAATTAAGGATTAGTCCTAAGTTTATTCTTAAACATATTAATGAATTACAAATACTACATAATGTTAAAATTGTTTTTTGTGGCAATGCTGCAAATGCAGAAAAAGAAGCATTAGCAATCATGAGAAAAATTTATGAGTACCACGGACAACCCAAAACAGATATTTGATGATGCATGGCTAGGTCTGGGGGATCTGTCAAAAATCCAAGTACCTACGAATCCAATGATTCATAGGACCGAGACCGAGATCGAAAACCCAGATCTACACCTTATGAAATTACTACGTGACCCAAAGTATGTAGGGGCAACTTGTAAATTATTATTTAACATAGAGTTGCATCCTATGCAATGTGTTATACTACAGGAATTTTGGAACAGACCATTCCCTATGTATATAGCTTCTCGTGGTTGGGGTAAATCGTTTCTTTTGGCTTTGTATGCCGTCTTAAGATGTACCTTCTATCCTGGCACTAAGATTGTAATTGTAGGTGCTGCATTTAGACAGAGTAAAATTATATTTGAATATATGGAAACTATGTGGAGGAACAGTCCGATCCTTAGAAGCATTTTTTCTGGGAATGAAGATGGGCCGAGAAGAGATGTAGATAGGTGTACGATACGACTTGGTGACAGTTGGACAATTGCAGTTCCAATGGGAGATGGCTCCAAGATTAGAGGACTCAGAGCACATATTATTATCGCTGACGAATTCGCATCAATATCACCAGACATATATGAAACAGTTGTTGCAGGTTTTGCTGCTGTCTCTGCTAGTCCTATTGAAAATGTAAAAGAAGCAGCGAAGAAAAAAGCTATGACAGAAGCTGGGATATGGAATGAACAGTTAGAAGCATTAGATACTAAGATGGGAAATCAAGCTATTATATCAGGAACTGCTGATTATAGTTTTAAACATTTTGCTCAGTACTGGAGAAGATACAAATCTATTATTGAAAGCAAAGGTGATAAGCAGAAGTTAGAGGATCTTTTCAAGGGTGAGGTTCCAGATAATTTTAATTGGCAGGATTATAGCATTATTAGAATACCTTACGAGTTAATTCCTAAAGGTTTTATGGATGATAAGCAGGTAGCTAGAGCTAAAGCTACAATTCATACTGGTATTTATAATATGGAATATGCTGCATGTTTTACAAAAGACAGCGATGGATTTTTTAAGAGGAGCATGTTGGAAGCATGTGTGGCTAATGAAAGTGATCCTATTATTATTGGAGATAAAACTATATTGTTTGATGCTACTACTCAAGGTAATATTCATAATCAATATGTATATGGTATTGATCCAGCATCGGAAAAAGACAATTTCAGTATAGTTATTTTGGAATTGCATCCTGATCATTCTAGAATTGTATATTGTTGGACTACCAATAGAAGCAATTTTAAAGAGAGACAGAAATCAGGTCTTACTAATGAACATGATTTTTATGGTTTTTGTGCAAGGAAGATTAGAAATCTTATGAGGACATTTCCTCCAAAGGTAATTGGTATGGATGCTCAGGGTGGTGGTATCGCTATTGAAGAGGCTTTACATGACCCAAAGAATTTGGAACCTAATGAACAATTGATATGGCCAGTAATTAACTATGATAAAAGCAAAGATACAGATTCACAGCAGGGATTACATATTTTAGATATGGTTCAATTTGCAAAGGCAGATTGGACAGCACAGGCTAATCACGGACTAAGAAAAGATTTTGAAGATAGAGTTTTGTTATTTCCAAGATTCGATCAGCTAACTTTAGGTTTAGCATTAGATGAAGAAGGTAAAGATATATTGAAGACAGATTTAAGTCCACTATATGATAGTTTGAGTGAATGTATTTTAGAAATAGAAGATCTTAAGAACGAACTAACTACTATTGTTATGACACAGACTAGTACAGGATCAGGAGCAAGAGACAAATGGGATACACCTGAGGTCAAGTTGCAAACAGGTAAAAAGGGTCGATTAAGAAAAGACAGATATAGCTCCTTGGTAATAGCTAATATGTTAGCTAGACAAACTAGACAACAACTCGCTAGACCGGATTACGATGTTATTGGAGGAAATCGCACAGAGATAGTGAATCAAGAGGGAGATATGTACAAAGGCCCAGATTGGTTCACAGGAGGAGCGAATGATGATTTTTATACTGGTATCTATAAATAAAAAGTGTATAATAAGTTAATGGAATTGCAATACTATTACAATTGAAACGGTAAACTATGACAAAAAAATACCCTAAAAGTGACGCCATACAGGACCAATCTTTAGTAGGAGAAGAGGCTTACGTAGCATGGGGAGATGATTTAGCTTCTAAAAAAGAAGCTTTAACCAAATCTTCAGAATCTATGGAAGAGTACGTTGGTATAGATCATACTACAGCTATGCGTAGACACGGATTAGATTATTCTAACCTATCTACTAATACATCGGGTAAACCAGGATTAACCCGAACTGACTATGATTTCTTCAGACCAGACGAAGCAGTTCCACGTAAAATTAAAGGAGTAATGAAAAGGGCAGAGGATATTTATCAAAGAGTTGGCCTCGTTAAAAACGTGGTTGATTTAATGGGGGATTTTGGCGCACAGGGTATTAGATTAGTTCATAAAAATAAACGTATTGAGAGATTCTACAGAAGGTGGTTTAAAAAATGTAAAGGTAAAGAAAGAAGTGAAAGATTTCTAAATAATCTTTACAAGAGTGGTAATGTTGTAATCAATAGACAAACAGGTAAACTAAGTTTAAAAGTTGCAGATAAGTTATACAAAAGTGTTGCTTCTCCAGATTTAATTATTACCGATCTAGAGAGTGTGCAAGTAGAAAAAAGAGAGATTCCTTGGAGATATACTTTTATAGATCCTGTTTATGTAGAAGTATGTGCGGGTTCTTTAGCTTCGTTTGTAAGTGATAAAAGATATGAATTAACCATACCTGCTACTTTACGTAAATTAATTAACGCTCCCAAAAATCAAGCAGAAAAAGATGTAATAGCTCAATTACCTGACGCTATTTTAGAAGCAGCGGCTACTAGAAAAGCATATCCATTAGATCCACAAAAAACCATGGTTTATCATTATAAGAAGGATGATTGGCAAAGATGGGCTTTCCCTATGATCTATTCTATTATGGATGATATTACTGTAATTGAAAAATTGAAGTTAGCAGATATGGCAGCATTAGATGGTGCTATTTCTAATATTAGAATATTCAAGCTAGGTAGCCTAGAGCACAAAATTGCTCCAACAAAAGCAGCAGCAGCAAAGCTCGCTAATATACTTGGTAATAATGTTGGTGGAGGTACAATGGATTTGGTTTGGGGTCCAGATATCGAATTACTAGAGTCAAGAACTAATGTACATCAATTTTTAGGAGAGGCAAAATATACGCCACACTTAAATTCAGTATATGCTGGCTTAGGAATTCCTCCTACTCTTACTGGAACCTACGGGGCTGCTGGTACTACTAATAACTTTATCAGTCTCAAAACTTTGACACAAAGATTACAATATGGTAGAGATATGTTGACAGAATTTTGGGAAAGAGAGATAGGATTAGTACAGAAAGCTATGGGCTTCAGAGCACCTGCTAAGGTAGAATTTGATCGAATGGATTTATCAAACGAAGAATCTGAAAAAGCTTTATTAATTCAATTAGCAGATAGAAATATTGTTTCTGATGAGCTATTGCAGACAAGATTCGGTTTTGATCCAGAAATGGAGAAGACTAGACTAAACAGAGAAGATAGAGACAGAAAGAAGGATAGAATGGTTGGTAAAGCTAGTCCATATCATGATCCCGAACCCGAAAACGCTCTTAAGAAAATCGCTTTACAAAGCGGAGTTGCTTCCCCGAGCGAAGTTGGATTGGAACTTGATCCTAAGAAAGAAGGAGAGAAAAGTTCACTCGAAATGCGGCAAAAGCCAAAACCAACAAAGTTGGCAAAAGATTCGCCAGAATCTTTGCCTGGAGAACCGCAGCAAGGACGACCCAAATTATCAAAAGATACAGAGAAACGAAAAGAACGAACGTTCTCGCCCCAGACAGGAGCATCATTGCAGCTATGGGCTACCGAAGCTCAGGGAAAGATAAGCGAAATTATCAATCCAATATTACTTGATTTCTTTGGAAAAAATAATCTCAGAAGTTTATCTAATGATCAACTTAAAGAACTCGAAAACGTCAAGAGTAGTATTCTTTTCAATATCAAACCATTCTGCATAATAAATTCCGAAACTATTACAGAAAAATTAAACGACTTAAATTATACACAGTTGACCGCTTATAGTGTATGGTTAAGACAGTTGGCTTCACAATTAAATAGAGATTTGTCTGTTGATGATCAAAAGCAGGCTAAATCTAGTTTTTATTGCACTTTGAACGATAAAGGTATAACTAAATGATCATATATCCTCAAGAAAGCGATGATGGTTTAGCAGGTAAAATATCTGCCTCTAATAGCATTACATATGCTTCAATTGTAGAACCATGTGATATTACACAAAATAAACAATTAAAAACTAAAGTAGCTGCATCCATTAGTGACGCGGATTTATATTATGTACAGTCTATTTTAGTAAGTTCGTCATGGAACAGAAATGACGATGTATTTGATAAGGCAGAAGTTTGGGCAGCAAGAGCGACCCCAGAAGATAAGCCTACTAATTTAGAACATGATGAAAATACAATTATTGGTCATATCACATCAAATTGGCCAATTGATTTAGAAGGTAAAACTATTGCTGATGAAACCAGCTTGGATGATCTACCAGAAAAATTTCATATTGTTACAGGATCTGTTATTTACAGAGCTTATAGCACACCAGAACTCAAAGAAAGAGCAGAAAGATTGATTGCTGAGATTGAAAATGGCACAAAATACGTTAGTATGGAGTGTTATTTCAAAGGTTTTGATTACGGCTTAACAAATAAAATTACAGGTGAATATAAAGTTTTAGCTCGTAACGAAGAGACAGCCTACTTATCAAAATATCTTAGAGCTTACGGAGGACGAGGTGAACAAGAAGATTATAAAATTGGTAGAGTTTTAAGAAATATTACATTTAGTGGTAAAGGTTTTGTTGACAAACCAGCTAATCCGGATAGTATAATATTTCAAAGACAATTAATTGAGGATTTATTGGATAAAAAAAATGACAATTTATCAAATTCAGGTGTAGTACATAATAAGCCCATAACTAGCGAAGACACGGAGAATATCATTATGAGTGAAAATATCGAAAAACAAGTTGCAGAAATTAGTGATAAGTTAGACACTGTTGCAGCTAGTTGTGACCAAACAGAGGAAGCAAAAACGTTAGCTTCTGAACTAGAGAAAACCAACCAAACCCTAGAGGCAGCTATGAAAGAAAAAGAAGAAATGCTCGAAGCCAAGTCTGAGGAGTTAGAAACTCTTGCCATGAAGATGGAAGAAGAAGTTAAATCCAAGAAAGAATTAATGGCTGAGATGAAAAACAAAGAAGACAAATCAAAAGCTGAGCTTGAAGAAATATTAGCAAGCAAAGCAGAACTCGAAGAAGCTCTTAAGGCCGCTCAAACCTCTCTTGAAGAAGCCAACGAAGTTATCGCTGGTTACAAGATGAAGGAAGAAGAACAGGCCAGAAAAGATATGCTTATGAAGAGAAAAGCCAATTTGGTTGAAGCGGGTCTCGATGACGACGCTGCTTCCGCTGCTGTTGAGAAATTTGAAAGTCTTGATGACGAAGCATTTGAATCTATGACTTCACTTCTGGCTACTATGAAGCCTGCACAGGCTGAAGAAGATGCTGAGGCAAAGATGCCACCAGCTCTTAAAGAAGCTTTAGAAAAGAAGAAAGAAGAGAAAGAAAAGGCTTCAGAATCAGACGAACTTGAAGAAGCTGAATCAGCTTTAGAAGAAGTTGAAGCTGACGAAACCGTTGATCTGAGCGTTGGAAGTGACGCATCAGAAACAGAATCAGCAGAAGCTAGTGTTCGCGCAGAACTTGTAGAATTTGTAAGTGCTAGACTCGGTAACACCTCAAAATAAAGGGAGATAAAACATGGCTCTTAAACCAGATCGTATCGAAACTCAGACTGATGTATCTTTCTTCTCAGACGCGACTGCCACTCGTGGTGGTGTAGCTTCTGTTAAGACAGCTGGATCAGGTGTTTCTATGGATGATTCCAGTGCAGTTGTTGAATATACATCGGCTTTAGCAAGTGCTAATCCTGTTGGTATTCTTCTTAACGATATTGTTGATCTTGATCTTACAAGACAGCATATCAATTATCATAAAGATGAAGTTCAGAAGGGTGGCAAAGTTACTTTGCTCCAAGTTGGACAGATTACCACAAGCAATCTTGATACTGGTGCAGTTCCATCTGCAGGTTCAGGTGCGTTTGTTCATAACAATGGTAATATTTCGACTTCTGGCGGCGGAGCCAGAGTCGGTACATTTTTGAGTAGCAAAGATTCAGACGGGTTCGCCAAGGTCGCTATTAACATTGCCTAACTTTAAAAAGGAGAAAACTAACATGTCAGCAGAAACTAAAGCATTTCAACCTACTCCAGAATTGACTGATCTTTTGGTCAAATCTGGTTCGCAGCACAGAGAGACTTCTCTTGCAGCTAATGCAGAATTTGCAAAAGCCCTTGAGCAGCCACTCCGTCAAGGTGTTCTTAGTGGAAACATTCTCGATGGTATCTTTGAGCCAATTCAGTTGGCACAGAGTGCTACTCCAGAATTCCCACTTGATTTCTTAGCCCCAGGTACAGAAAAGGACTTTGTTGCCTATACTGTTCCTAATCATGGCTATATTCCAGAACGTCACGTCGAAGGCGATTACGTCATGGTTCCTACTTTTGATATCGGTGCAAGCATCGACTATCTCTTAAAGTATGCTCGTGACGCTCGTTGGGACGTAGTCGGTCGTGCAATGGAAGTTCTCGAAGCTTCTTTTGTCAAGAAGATGAATGACGATGGATGGCACACCATTCTCGCAGCTGGTGTTGACCGTAATATCGTTGTTTATGATAGTGACGCAACAGCTGGTCAGTTTAGCAAGAGACTTGTTTCTCTTCTTAAAACTGTCATGCGTCGTAACGGTGGTGGTAACTCTGCTAGCAACAACAGAGGTGCTCTTACCGATTTGTATGTCTCTCCAGAAGCTATGGAAGACATTCGTAACTGGGGTGTTGATCAGGTTGATGAAGTTACTCGTCGTGAGATCTATACCGCTGCTGATGGTAGCGTAAATAGAATCTTCGGTGTCAACTTGCATGATCTAGACGAACTTGGTGCAAGCCAAGAATACCAGAACTTCTATGCTACCACTCTCGGTGCTGGAATGCCATCTGGTCACAACACTGAAATTGTTGTTGGTCTTGATCTTCGCAAGAGAGACAGCTTTATCATGCCTGTCCGTGAAGGAGTACAGATCTACGAAGACGATACCCTTCATCGTCAGAAGAGAGCTGGTTTCTACGGTTGGGCTGAGCAAGGCTTTGCTGTTCTTGATAACAGACGAGTACTTCTTGGTTCTCTATAATCTATCTTTATAGATGTAATAGGAAAAGCCGCCCACCAAATGGGTGGCTTTTTTTATGTCTCGGGTGTATCTAACTAATATACTACTCTATACAAGGTAAATTATTATGGGAGCAAGTCTATACAATTTTGACATTGAGCAAGGCTCATCGTTCAAAATGTCTTTAATTTATAAGGACAGTGCTGGTACTGTCATTGATTTAACAGGTTGGTGTGCTAGGCTTACTTGGAAAACCAGTGCAAATGTCACACAAACTTTTGATAGTGATAATGCTAATAAAACTTCTTATGATTTTAATATCGAAGGATCTTCAGGTAAAATTAATTTATTATTTCCTGCTGGTACTACTAATGGATTTGATTTTAATACAGCTAAATATGACCTAGAGTTACAGTCCGATGAAGATCATTACAGCCAAGGTGGTAAATTTGTTACTAGACTACTGTATGGTACTGTAACTATACAGAAACGTTATAGTAAATCTAGTACAGCCTTGGAGTGTAATACCTAATGAGCGATTTTACTTTAGAAATTTCAGATGTAACTACTACATTAGAGATTGAAACTTCTACAGAAGATAATACTGAAAATCTAGAAGTAACTAGTACAGTTGTAAACACTATTGAAATCCAAACAGGATTTTCTTCTACTATTAGTTATGCTACTGATGTAGTTGGATTGAGTACTTATATAGCTAATAATATGCCTATTACACTCAGTGGAATGGCTAGTATTGCTGGTAGTGGAATGAGTAGTCCGTTATATCTTTACCATACTATAATTGATGGTGGTTCTCCGTAGTTATATAATATAGGATAATATCATGCCAGTTAATAATACAATTAAATTAAGAAGAGGGACGGATTGGAGTAGTAATCCTGTATTATCACAAGGTGAACCAGGGTTTGATACTACTAATAATATATTAAAAATAGGAGATGGAACTACAGCATGGAGTGGCTTAAATCCTATAGGTAGTGGACTAGATTATTTACAATCTCACCCTAATATATCAGCAGCTAGTTCATCAAATAATAGTGGTCGTACATATATACAAGATATTTTGCTTGATAATAATGGACATGTTATAGGTATTACTACAGCTACAGAATCCGGTGCTGTTACAGAAACTAATGATCTATCTTCATCTGTCACTTGGGTTAATGTACCAGATGCTAATATTACGGAAAGCTCTGTTATTCAACATAGTGGAGCATTAAGACTTACAGAATCTCAAATAGTAGATTTACAAAATTATTTAACATCATTTACCGAAACAAACGATTTATCTTCAGCAGTTACATGGGCTAATGTACCAGATACTAACATCACCGAAAGTTCAGTAGTTCAACATACAGGTGCTTTACGAATAAC